GAGGCGGTCACCACCACGGATATTGCAAGTCATCACCGTCAAACCCGGGTAACTCGTCGGCGAGCTCTGCATCCGCCCGCGCAGGTCCGTCCAGGTCGCATCGTCGCGGGCCTCATCGTTGATCCGCCCGGGCCTGTCCACATACTGCTTGCGAACCCGAGCCTCAGCACGCATCGGATAGGGAAGCACTACCCGATCCGTAAAACCTTGTGCGTCGAGCGAACCGCCCACGTTCATGTACTGCAGCTGAGTCCATGCACCTGCTACGTCCATGTCTCGGTACTCGAAGACGTAGTACGTCGGGATCTCGTATATCTGCCCTTCCCGGCCGATGCCGGCAAGACCGTTGGCGTAGGTCACCGACCACTCCAGTTCGGTCACCTTCTCGCTCTCTGGGCAGCAAGCGAATGGCCCGCGATAACCACCCTGCAGGTTGGATGCATCAAGGGTGATCAGGCCATTGACGGTCTGCATGGCGTTGAAGCCTGGCCAGTCGTCATCGGTTGCCCCGGACGAGGTCAGGCGCGCCACTTCCAGCAGGCTGGTGCTGAAGGCCGTGATCCTATATAGAAGGCCGCGCGGGCCTATGGTTGCCAGGCCCTGACCCAGCGCCAGACCGACCACCGGCGAGCCACCGTCGTAGTCCAACGTCATCTCTGCTGGCTGCTCAGGAATGGCGCTGGTGGTTGCCGTGCCGGTCACGCCGACCGGTGAAGCCCCCAGAATGGTCGAGGCGCCTGTTGCGGTAATGGCCTGGCCGGCGAATGGTGTCAGCTCAACGAAACGCAGCCGTCCGCTGCTCTGCTGCGCCTGGAACGGCATGCCGCTGAGCAGCGTGTTGAGTGCGGACACCAGGCCAGCCAGGTCGGTTGTTGCCGTGTTGAGCGTGATCGGGTAGGTGGACGATCCGCGCACAAGGCTGAAGCTCAGCGGCGTGACGTTGAAGTCGTAGCGCGTCGGTGCGGAAGAACCGGTCAGCGTAGAAGCGGTGCCGGGGGTTGCTGGCACTGCGGGACTGAATGGCGTGTAGCTGTTCACCACGTACAGGCCGGCGTTCGCCCCGGCGACCTCGATCAGCATCCCAGGCGTTGGGTTCAGCATCTCCAGCGGGCCGCGCACGATATCTCGACCCACCCCGCCGTCAATAACGGTGTAGGTGTACGGCGCAAGCACGCGGACGATGATTCCGTTCGACCAGTCCGCTGGGAATTGGCCGGAGCCGGCCGGCACGCTGATGGTGTCGCCCACAAACTGGTAAGCCGAGGCGGTGGCCGACCTGGTCAGGTCGGTGGCCATGGTCAACTCCAGGCCTGCGGACCCGCTGGAACTGGCACCGACCTCTGGAACATTGAACCAGTTGATATGGGCAGGATCGGCAGACAGATCTGCGCCTGGTGGGTAGATAGTGAACGTAGCGTCCGCGCCCAGGGAGATCAGCGGCGTTTCGCCTACCTTGACCTTGGCCAGGGGTACGTCGTACTCGCCTTCACCGATGTAGAGCAGCATTTCTACGCGCTGATCGCGAGGAGCGAGGTATGCCCGGCGCGGCTGAGCCAGGTAAGACGGATAGACCCTCTGGTGTCCGGCGATCTGCCGCACCGGGTCGCCCAGCTTGACCTTGTTGCCTTTTGCACTGGCATCCATCAGAGGGTCGCCCTGCTGGGTGCCGGTGCTCGATGGCATGCCCGGCATCTTGGGCATGATTGCCTTCAGCACCGCCTTCGCACCCTTGAATAGAGCGAAGGTGATGGAGAATGGATCGGTGCCCTTCGGCTCACGGTAGATCTGGAGCAGGTCGCTCGGCTTGAATTTCACCTTGTGCCACAGGTGGTGCCCAATTACCTCGTCGTTCAGCACCACGCTGATTGGCGGGCTATCCCGACGCTCATACGACGGTGCCAGAGCCTTCAGCCACTCCTCGATGGACATGCGGCGGTCGGTGGTCCAGGTGCCGAGAGGTGCAGTTTCACTCAGCTTGCTCGGATAGAACTCGATCACGGTAATACACCACCTTGGGTTGAGCGGCTTCGAACTCGCCAGTTGTTCGGAGGCAGGCGCCCCCTGGATTTGTGTCCAGCACCTTCAGCCGGCCTTCGCTGCGCACCACCACGCCTACGTGCAGGCACAGCGCACCGCGGAACACGGCAGCGATGGCGCCAGGCTCCGGCGCACACTCTTCCATGCCCTGGCGCAGGTCGTGATAGGCCTCGGTGTTGGCCCTGACCTTGTCCTTCCCTACAGCGCCAAGGCTTGGCAGTAGCGGCAGGCCGAACACCTGATGGCGCACGGCGATGCACAGCCCCCAACAATCGAAGGCAATAGGCCCCCGTGCACCCTCGCGATACGGGGCGCGCATGAATTTCTCGATCATGGTCAGATGTACTTCAGGCCAGGTGCCAGAGATGTGGTCAGGACGGTGCGCAGACCGTTGGTGTTGAGCAGGTCGAAGAAGCCCGCAGTGAGCTTGGCCACGTCGTCCTCATACTCCCGGCTGAGCAGCGTCATGCGGTACCGCTCGCTCGGGAACGACAGGTCTTCGGCCAGGTAGCGCCGGAAGGTGATGATGAAGCGCTTGTCAGCAGCCTTGGCCGCCTCCACCACCTCCTGCACCTCGCCGGTCACGTTGTCCAGGCCAAGTACCAGGTTCTGGAACGCGCTGTTGTCGTTCTTCGGCAGGGCCAGGTCCATGGCCATCGCGACGAAGGTGAGCGTCCGCCCGTCCTCTGTCGTGCACACCCGGTCTTCCCAGCCAGAGCAGTACAGGTGGGAGACGGTTCCGCCCTCCTCCCGCGCCTCGATGGTATCGACCAGCTCACCCCGACCAGATGCGTAGCACTCTTCGATCAGGCTCATCCGAAGTACCTCGTGTACCACTTGTCCAGGCTGCCAGAGAGCTGGGTGTTGAACTGCTCAAGAGGCATACCCAGGGCCGCGCTTATGTACTGGTCCTCGGTGTAAACAGGACGGTCCTTGAACTCCAATTGCGCCGTGAACCGCCAGCGCTTTATCTGGGCAAGCTCACCGCCGGTATACATGCCCTTGAAGTGAACCAGATGCACCTGCATCCCCAGCGGGGTCTGCAGCGGCATTTCGAACCACTCGAAGCCAAGGTTCAGAGTCCATGTATGCCACCCCTCGAACAGGGCAGCCTCCTGCTCACTGAAGTTGAAGGTGAACCGAGCGGAGGTCGGCGGCTTCCTAGTCGCAATCCGGTACCGGGTGCGCCCCGTCACCATCGGCGTAGCCCGCATCGGATCAACCGTGCTCAGCCCATACCCCTCCTGCAGAGGAAGTGGCAATTCTGCCGGGTATTGAATCATTGCCGTTCCTCAGCTGAGGTTTCGATTTATGTGAGCGGGCTGAGGCCCAGGGCTTCTTCCATGCGGGCGAGGCGCCTTTGCAGGAGCAGCTCTTTCTCATCAGGCGGGACAACCGGCTCGGGCACAGTTGCGCCCGCCCCGTCATCGGCCTTTTCGGTTTCGGTGGTCATGAGATTTCCCTTTAGGATCCCTGCCGGCGCAGGCCGTAGGCATCTTCCAGCGCTTGAGACATAGGCCCGTTACCCCAGATATCGGCCACATACACGGTTGCCATCTGATCGCCGTTGTCGTCGCGACTTTGCTCGACCTCTCCAGCACGAGATCTGTCCTGCACCAGATTCACCACCAGGTTGGTCTGAGCTGCTGTCGGAGCCTGGGGGCTTCCGGACTTCTGCATCGAGATAACCGAGCCGCCACCCCCGGCCACGGATACCCGCTCATTCGAGTTGATGGCTTCCAGCAGTGCCCGGTTGCGCTTGGTCGCCGCGGCATTCACGACGAACTCACCATCACTTAGGCGGGCCATGATGCTGTCGGAGGTGCCGGTACCGGCGCCAGACACGTAGCCACCGGTGGCGAATCCGGGGATCACTGCCAAGCTGGACGCCAGCGCCGTGGTCGAGGTCAGTGCGGCGGCGGCTGGCACGGAGTTGGCGCCAAGCGTTGCCAGAGACGCCATCGCCGCAGCCGGCGCCCAGGCCGTGGCCGTGGTTCCGGCCAAGATCATGCTCTGGCTGGCTGCTGCAGCGCCTAGCGTGGCGTTCAGCGCCGCATTCAGCGCCATCTGCACGCCCATCTTCACAAAGCCAGCGAGGATGTCGCGCACAACGTCACCAGCGATGTCGCCCAAACTACTGAACGACAGCTGCCCATCCATGATCGCGTCGGTGATATCGGTCGAGATGTTGTTGAACGCGCTGGAGAAGATGTACTCGGTCTGCCCGGCGATGTCGCGCGCCTGGTTGCCGAAGTTCTGCACCGCCGCAGTCCACCCGTTGATCGGATTGAGCATGGCCTGATCCATCATCGCCCAACCCTTCTGCAAGGCTTGAAGCCTGGCCGGGTTGGTCTCTTCGAGGATCTTTATCTGCTCCTGAATAGCAGCGCGCTGCGAGGCGTTCTCGGCAAGCCTCAAGTTGTCCTGCAGAGCGATAATCTCATCGTTCATCTGCCGCTCTAGCTGAACGCGCTGGCGGTAACGGTCAGCCTGAAGATCGCCCATGCCGACAGAATTGGCTTCGACCCTATAGCCCTCCTCCTCAATTGCGAGGCGGCGATTCACCTGAGCCCGATACTGCTCAGCAGCGGTCAGGCCTTGTGCGCCCTTCAGTGCCGCCGCGTAGTTGATCGAGGCCTGAGCCAGCGCCTTACTGTATTCCTCCTGGGTGATCTTGCCCTTGCTCAGCGCCAGATCAAGCTGGGTCTGCTCTTTGGTCAGCGCCCGAGCGGCCTGGGCTGCTGGGTCGTACTGGCCATAAAGACGAGCAAAGGTGTTTTCTGCCTCAGCCACGCCACGGTTGACGTTCTTCGGTGCGTTCTTCTTCGCCTCGCGGGCCTTGATGTCCGCGATTTCCTGCTCGATGCTCTTCCGGGCTGTGGCGTATTTTGTTTCTTGCTCAGAATTGAAGCCGCCCGCCGCCATCGCATCGGCGCGGGCCTTGTCGAGATCCTCCAGCTGTTTCTGCAGCTTCTGGGTCTGGGTTTGCGCGGCAGTGAACGTCGAGTTGATCAGGTCCACGCCTTTTTTGCCGGCGCCTTGAACTACTCTATTGGTGGTGTCTTCCCAAGTCTTCCAGGCATCATCGGCAATACGGCCCTGCAGTTCAGTGGCTCGTTTTTCTAAAGCTTTCAGGCTATCAGGGTTAACTCCCATTAGACTGCTTGCGGCCGATCCATATTTGCTGATGGTCTTCCGAGCTTCAGCGATCTGCTTGAAGACCTCTGCCAGTTCCTGCTCTGGCGTCGTCTTACGCCTAACATCAAGCATCGCATCCCAGGCCTTCTTGGCGAAGTCCCCTAATGATTGCCAGGCGGATTCCAGGGAGCCGAGATTGCTTTCCATCTCTGCCGACCTGGTGCTCAGGGCAGTGGCATAAAGATCGGTAGCCGCCTTGGCGGCATCTATGGTTTTCCCCTGCTTCTCCAAAGAGACTATGTTCGCGTATTGGCTGGCAGTCAGGATGTTGAGCTCAGCATCGAGCTTTTTCACTGCCTCGACTGGACTCTTCGCAATATCGTTGAATGACTGAACTACCTTGGTAACGTCTTCTCCGGTCTGCTTCGACCAGGCCAGTGATGCCTTGGTGATCTGCGCATACATCGGGGTGAGGGCGTTGCCGGATCCTGCAAGCTGTTCAAGTACCTCCGATGCAGCGCCAACAGTTGTCCCGGTAATAGCCACTTGCTCAGCAAGATAGGCAAGTTCACTGTAGCTGGTACCGGCCGCGTTCCCGTTTCTGATAATCGCATCAGTAAGGCGATCCGATTCTTCGGATCCCTTGTAATAGGCCAAAGCCAGCGTACCAGCTGCTGCAGCCGCCACTGTAAACGGATTCACTAGACCAAGGACGTAACCACCAAGAGCCTTGGCTGCCGGAATAACGCCTCCGAACATGTCCTTCAGCTGGCCGCCCTGCTGTAGGAATACTGTGAGTGGCGCTTGCCCGCCCTGAAGGCTGACCGCGATGTCGGTAAACTGAGCAGGCACCCCGCGCAAGGCTGCCTGGTATGCCTTGGCTGACATGCCGGCTTTGTTCATGCTGGTGGTGGTTTCACCGAGCGCCTCTCGCATCGTATTGATGCGCTGGGTGTACTCGACGAACGTGTCACTTTCAACCACGCCGGCCTTCTTCAGTTTCGCCAGCTTTTCCTGCATATCGTCGAGACGACCAAGAGCTGCAACTGTCGGGTTAATTTGACCCAGCAGTTGGGTTAGCTCTTTCCGTTGATCATCAAGACTGCTGCTCACTCCATCGGCTGCAGAGGCCGCTGCGTCGCCAGCCCTTTCCATGCGTTCAAGGGATGTTGTCAGGTCGTCCGCATTGCGCTTTGCGCCCCGCGAGTCGATCGTTACCGCCAGGCGGGATTCCTGGGTCATACCTTTCTCCGGGCATAAAAAAACCGCCTAAAGGCGGTCTTTTGTTAAACGATGCAGTCACC